TCGCGCAGATAGAGCGCGGCCTCGCGCATGGCGCCGTACAGGTACACATTCGGGTAGTTGGTGAGGATCAGGTTCGCCGGGCTCACGTCCGACAGCCCGACCCCGCCAATCATTCGCAGGGTCATGGAGTAGGCCTGGTCGGCAGGCCGCTCAAAGGCGATGTTGTCGCCGTCGATGCACCACAGGAGCGGAGCCCCCGGCGAATTGCTCGTCGTCAGCAGCTCCGGCGTCACGAACCGCAGCGGATTGTCCCGGCCATAGGTCCGGTTGATCCACAGGTTCTGAGGCTCGCGGAAGCCCGCCGGAAGCGCCACATACCGGCTGCCCGGCGTGGTCGTGACCAGCTGATCGGACTCCACCGTCCGCAGGTCGAAGTGACTGTTGATGTCAGCCTCGGCCAGGGTGATGAAATTCGGGATCGTCGCCGTCAGGTCAGTGCGGTTCAGCCAGTCCGCCACCGCTGCCTTGAGGTCCGAATAGGTGCTGATCGCCACCGGATCAGATCGCTTCTTCGGTCCAGCACAAGGCGACGTCCAGAGCGCCGCCGGCAGGCATCGAAGTGCCGTTCAGGCCGATGCCGATGAACTCCGTGGCCGAGCGAAGGTTCGGGGCCTTGTCGTTCTGCCAGGTGTACTGGAACAGAAAGCGGTCGATAGAGCCGTTGGCCGCCGGCGCGAGGTTGAGACGCGCTCCGTCCAGCATGGTTCCCGCGCCCGCGGTTGCGCCTGCGGAGACGTAGTGGACGAGGCTCGCCGCCGACGCCGGGTCGGTCGTGTCGGCGCTCACGCGGGTGATGGCGGTAGGGGTGCCGCCGGTATAGGCCGCCGTCCGCTTCCAGATGTAGATCGGGACGTTGGTGGCGGTCGTCGCCGTGCCCGACACAATCACGCCCTTGAGGCGGATCAGGAAGCCGTTGGCGCCGCCCAGGGCGACGAGGTCGTTCACCGCGCCCGTGGGGTTCAGGCCGAACGAGAAGGAGCGGTAGGTATTGCGCTCCGGCTCGTTGTCCGCCGCCGGGACGAGGTAGGGAGCCGAGTTGCCAGCAAGGGCAACAGCGACATGGCGGATGTTGTTGTCAACGACGGGCCGTGCAATCGGCATGATATGTCTCGCTGAGAGAACGGCGCGTCATCGCGACGGGCCAATTGGAAAAGCGGCGGGAGCCGAAGCCCCCGCCAGCGCGTTACGGGTTGAAGGTCCCCGCCTGGATCTTCTCCGGCCGCATCACGAGGATGCTGTAGACCTCGGGAGGCGGGTCCACCGGGGAGGCGGTCGCGTTCACCCAGGTCACGGCCAGCGTGTTCGCTGCCGAGACGCGGACGTTGACGATGCCAACACCCGCCGTCAGGGTCGGCTTGGAGGGGTTGAAGACAGAGTCCCCGACCCGAAGGCCGTTCACCGTCACAGTCTGCTCGGCGGTCGTGGCCGCCGCAACCGACGCCGGGTCGTAGGTGAAGGTCACCACTTGCCAGCGGTCTTCGTTCATGGTGGCGCCCATGATGCGTCTCCTTGTGCTTGAGAGAGGTCAGGGGAGAGGCTTCCGCCCCTCCCCCTCGCTCATCAGTTGTTGTGGAGGCGCGCCGCCAGCTGGGGCCGGATGGTGCGGAAGCCGTAGAGAACATCGATCCGGCAGGGGAACCTGTCGGTGTTGATGTCGTACTGGCGGACAATCCGCATCGAGATGCCGTCCATCACCTGACGGGCCGCGAAGTCCACACCCTTGGGCATGATCAGGTCCGCCGTGGCGAAGGTGAAGGCGTCCTTGTGGTAGACCAGCGAGGTCCCGACCGCAGTCGAAGCCGTGCCGAGGAAGGTCAGGCCCGCCGTCGCCGAAGTCCACGGAATGACCACGTTCTGGGCGCCGCCAGCCAGCACGATGGACGGGCTGATGGTGACCGAACCGGCGCCGCCAGCGTTGGCCGTGGTGACCACGAACTGCTGGAGGATGCCGGTGGACACCTTCGTCTCCGGGTGAACCGAGAAGACGTTCGCGATGGTGAACACGTCGCCCTTGTTCATCGCGCCCGAGCCGGAAGCCACCGTGATGGAGGTCACCGGAGTGGCCACCAGCGGCAGGGTGCCGACCTGGGTGTTGGTCGTGTAGCCCGTGTTCGCCGCACCGCGCGTGTGACGCGGAATGAGCGTGTTCTCGCTGAAGTCGAAGCCGGCGGTGCGGCCCATGTAGCCTTCGCGGTACTGCTTGGCCACGTTGGTCTGGTCCTGGAACAGGCCCTTGAGCGCGTCCACCAGATCGACGTTGTCCTGAGTGTTCAGGAGCGCCGTCCGGTCGCCGAGCGGGGTTAGGCTGTCTTGCAGGATTTTGCGACCCTGCAGCACCCGACCGAAGGTCACCGCGTTGCCGCCGTTCCAGATCGACTGCGAGACGTCCTGATACATGGTCAGGGCGTTCGCCTCGATGGCCGCCGCAAGCACCGCCATGGCGGGTTCCAGGATGCGCTTGGAGAAGTCATCCAGGGACAGGGTCAGTTCGTTCGAGGTGAAGTTGGTGTCGACGCCCTGCTGAGTGCCAACGGTCAGGGAGACCTGGGTTTCGTTGGTGTCCTGCGCGGACAGGTTCTGGCCGGTCCGGACCGTGTACTGGTTCGGCAGGCGGATGCGGAGGGCGTCACCGATCTTGGCGCCATCCTTGGCGAAGCTGTCGTCGTACTCGCGGTTGATCGAGCCGACGAAGTTCAGCTTCTGGTGGAGGATCCGCAGGGACTCCCGCGTGATCATGTTGGGTGTGAGGAACGTACCGGGCATAGCCAGGGCTCTTTCTGTGAGAAAGGCGCGTCATCGCGACGGGCCGTGTGTGGGGGGTCAGCGGAACCGCTTGGCGACTTCCGCGTTGCGACGGCGCACCCATTCCTCGACGGGAAGGTCATCGTTCAGCCCGGGCTTGTAGCCCCCGGCCCGCTGCCCGACGGGCTTGGCGGGCGTGACCGACGCCTGTTTCGAGGCCTGTTGCGCTTTGGTGGTTTGGGCCTTGAGCGCCGCCAGTTCCGTCTCAGCCTTGTGGAGCCGCGCGAGGACCTTGAAGGTCCGCGTGTCGGGTGTTCCGTCAGGGTTAATGACGCTGTCCCGGAGTTCCTGCGGGGTGATGCCGAAGTTCTCGACAGCGTATCCCGCGAGGGTCTGGACGAGCTGGGGGCTCCAGCCTTCGATCTCACGCGAAAGAGCCTGATCGGCCTGAACGACGGCGTTGGCGGCATTGCGCTCGCTGATCGTCTTGGCTTCGGTCTCGGTCTTCGCGATGGCGCCTTCCAGTTCCGCTTTCGCGTCCCTGTATTGCTGCCAGGAGGCCATGGCCGCAGCCGTGGCGTCCGCACCGTATTGGGCCGAGTAGGCGGACCAGTCGGTGCCGGAGAACTGCTGGAGCTGCTGCTCCACCGTTCTCAGGTTCACCCGATATTCGAGAGTCGCCTGCTGGAGTTCGGCCTGCTGGGTCAGCGCTTGCGCATGCTGCTCCACAGTCCGCCGCTGCTCGGCGAGTTCCTGCGTCTTGCGGGTGTAGTCGGCCTGCATCAGCAGACCGGGCTTCAACGCCTTGGGAATGCGGTATTTGGCACCGTCCCAATCCACCTCTTCGGTGTCGTCCTCCGGTTGGCCCTCGTCTTCCGGGGCTCCATCGGTTTCCGCCTGGTCGGTGTCGTCGTCGCTGTAGGAGTCAGCGGCGTCGACTTCCGGAGCGTCGAGGACAGCTTCATCCTCAACGTCGACCGGATTGGTCGCGTCGTTTTCCATTTTGGGTAGGTTCCATCTAAGGGAAGGCGCGCCTCACGGCGGGCCGGGCTCTGTCAGCCGTCCGTGTAGAGGCCGGCGGGCAGTCTCGTTTCGCGGTTCATCGCGCTGATCCGCTTGGTTTCAGCTTCGTAGGCCGCGATATCCAGTTTCCGGGCCTCAAGGCTCTTGTCAGCCTCCAGCGCCTGGTATTTCTGCTCCAGCTGCCGCAGGGCGGCGGCGTACTGCTGCACCGCCTGCATGGCCTGCGGGTCAGGGCCTTGCGGTCCCTCCTCGCCCTCGGGCGCCTGACCCATGGCCTTGGACAGCCGCTCGGCAATCTCATCCGCCCCCGGCCAGTCCAGGTTCTTGACGAGGAGGTCGCCAATCACCGGCGCCGCATCGGGATAGGCCCGGATCAGCTCGATCATCTGCGAGGCCGCTTCCTGACGGAGCGAGGCGAACGAAGGCCCAGCCGAGACGGTCAGGTCGTAGCGGCCCGAGGTGAGGTCGTAGATCTTGGTCACTTCCTCAATCTGGCCGGTCAGCGGGTTTTCCTCGCGCTCCTGCACCGGCTGATTGACCGCCTTCACCTCCGGCTTGTCGTCCATGCCGAGGACGCGGATCGTCCGGGGTACAGAATAAACCTCCGGGATCAGGTCAATCAGGATGCGGCCCGCGTGACGAATGGCCCGCGAGAGGTTGTCGATGAAGTGGAACGTCGCGTTGTCCGCTTCCATCTGCCGGGCGATGATGGCCTTGCCGCTCGTCTCATTCGACCGGGCGCCCAGGCTGGCGTCATACATGCCAAGCACGGTCTTGATGTCGTCGGACGAGTTCAGCGCCTCTTGCAGGGCTCCCGCAGGCACACCGGCGAAGGGCTGACGCATCGGCGGTTCAGGGCCGTCGTACTCGATGAAGGCGTGGGTCTGCGTGTTCGCCGTCGCCCACTTTTGCGCGTCGGTCTCAAAGGCTCCCTTGCGGCCGATGAACGGAGCCTTGGGCGCCAGCGCCACCAGTTCCGTCGAACTCGTCCGCCAGTAGTTGAACATCCGTTGAGCGTCCTTCGCCCCACGGATCAGGCTGCGGAAGTGCCGCTTGCCCTTGAGAACCACCTCGGAGCCGTAGACCGGGACAATCGGGATGTACTTCCCCGCCCACTCGACGGTCTCCAGCACTTCAGCGCCGCTCATGATGTGCTGGCGGACTTGATGCGAGGCCACGTCCCGCTGGCCCACCACAGACACCCCGATGGCGTCAAAGGCGGCCTTGTTGGCCTCATAGACCTCGGTTTCGATCACCGTCTGATCGGACAGGAGAAGGATCGTCCGCTTGATCTTGTCCCGAACCCAATACTCCGCGACCTGAACGAAGTCGCCGTCGAGCCAGGGCGAGGACATGCCCCGCCAGGCCTCGCCCTTCCAGTCCACCTGCTCCGCGCCGGGATACTGGCGCTTGAACTGCGCCTTGGTCATCTGGTCGGTAACAAAGCACCAGTTCCAGTCCGCACTGTCCGCGCCGGTGGCGTAGCAGTCCGGATAGACCGAGAGCGGGTTCGAAATCCGCTCAATGACGATGTCCTGATCGAAGGTGTCGTCGGTCGCGTACTGCGTGTTGATCCGGAAATAGCCAAACCCGCCGAAGACCGCATGCTCCAAGGCCGTGTCATAGGCCACTTCGGAGTTGCTGGACTGCTCGATGTTCCGGATCAGGCCGTTGATGATCTCAGCCGTCTCAGGGTCGCCGTCGCTGTCCACCGGGTGAACCGTGATCCCGGGCTTGTTGCGGCGGGCGTCGTTCACGATCTGCCGGCCCATGGCGGCCAGCTTGTTCACCGTCAGGCAGGGCCGACCGTCAATCTCCCGATCCCGGCGCACCCGCTCGGGCCACTGGTTCTCCAGCAAGGCGAAGTCGATGTCGTCTTCGAAAGCCTTGCGGTTGTGGTCGTCATGCTCTGCGGCCTTGTCGAAAGCCTCCAGGGCGTCCTTCAGCAGGTCAGGCTTGTCGGCGTCGGCGTCGTATTCGCTCATGCCATCCAGCCTCCCTGCGATTGGTGAACCGTGACGGGCCGGCGAAGGGTCACGAGCTGCCGGTTCACGGCAAACTCCCCGAAGGCGTCGGCGCCGTGGCTGTTCTCATCATGGAGAGGGCCGGTGTAGATCGACCGCTGCTTGTTCCATGCTTTGCGATAGTTCTTCAGGCGGTCCAGACCGACCGCGCACTTCTCAGCGTCGAACCAGGTGATCGGGATGACGCCTCGCGCGGCGTTTACCCGGTCCTCCGGTTCCGCCGGCACTCCGACCTGAATGTTGCGAAGGCCAAGGCCCTCCAGCGTCTCCAGCCGCGACTTGCCGCCGGCGCCCAACTCCCTGACCTTCACGTCATGAGGCAGGTAGTGGTTGCCATACACGTAGGGCTTGTCGGCGATGGCGTTCTTGACGATGGCCTGAAGCCCTTCGCCGCCGACCTCGTAGTAGTCGATGGCCCGGACCTCGCGCCCGACCTGCTGAAAGAACCAGATCGTCGTGTAATCCGAGATGCCCAGGTCCCACGAGGTTTCCACCTTCAGGCTGGGATCATAGGGAACGCGGCAAATGCGGCCCTCGTCCTGGGCCTTCGTCATGAGCGAGCCGTAGTAGCTGCCCGGCACGGCGGCGTTGAAGTCCACCATGTACTCGGAGGCGTACTTGGCCGCGCCTTCTTCCTCAGAACCGGTCTCGCTGATCAGCTCGGCCTTTTCCTTGGCCAGCTGCTCCGCGCTGAACACGTCCGTCTCAGTGGCTGGCGAGCGCAGGGTGAACCAGGTCGGGTCCTGCTCTCGCGCCTCAAAAGCCCGCGTGGCGTGGTTGCGACCGCGAGGCGTCCAGATGAACAAAGCCCACCCGCCGTTCTCGGCCAGGATCGGGCGCGTGTAGGTCCAGGCGTCAGGCTTGGCGAGCGCCCATTCCGAGAACACCACGCCAACCGGAGGCGAGCCGACGAGGGAGTCGTAATTGTCAGATCCCAGAACCTGCCAGGTTGACCCGTTCACGAACCGGATCAGCATATCCTGCTCGCGGGTGTTGGCCCGCAGTTCCTTCGGGAACGCTTCGTCTATCCGCCGCCTGCCCGTGTGCGGGTTGATGGCGTCCCAAATGGCCTTGCGCGCCTGCGCGGCCTCGGGGAGCATGTGCCAGTAGGTGCCGACGCGCTCGAAGGCTGCACACGCCGCCCGGTTGAGCGCGATGTCGTCCTTGCCCCAGCGCCGATGCGCCGCCACGTCCGCCCGCTTGCCGCCATGCTCCAGATACTGCCAGAGCT